CATACATCCGGTTCTCTGGAATGAAGAGCCGAAATACTCGCCGAGAGGTGATGAGCCAGCTCTGCCGCCTGTTGAGCAACAGGCATCAAAGACCGTCCCCACGGAGCAGGCGCCCGCGCCGGTTAAAATTGAGCGGTTTACGGTCAATCCTGACACCGGAAATATGATCCCGACCGATAAAGATAGGTTTGGCCAGCCGTTGCCATCGTCGGAAGGATACGCCGCTGGCATGCCTGCACCCAAAGCCGAAACACAGGCGGCAGAGCAGGAAGCCAGAACGCCTATGACAGCCCGGCTCGGATTTGAGGGCAATGTTGGGTCCGTCGCGGCCGATAAGGGCGGCTGGCCGTCTGTTGGCCGTTACGGCATACATGCCGAGGCAGGGCCAACATCCAGCGCGCGTGACTTGGTTCACATGCCCGGCGCCGCCGCGCTGGGGATCACCGCCGATCCGAATACCTGGACCGGATCGCAGCAATTTGTCCGCCAGTGGCAGAGGGCGGCAGCCGAGCATCCGCAAGAGCTTATGGCCCTTGAAGACGCCTGGCACCAAAAATATATCGTCGGTCCGGCTGACGCTAACCTGGCACACGCGGGGACTCCGCAGACAATCCGCGATGACGCGGGCGTCAAAGAATATATGCAGGACCGCCTTGTGCAGCAAGGCGCGGGGATCACCCCCGAAAGTGATCGCCGGTATAGGGAGGCTTACGCTAAAGCTTCCAAAGAGGAAGGCGGCGCCACGTCCCAGGGCTTCCTGAAAGCCCTGACGGATATTGATCGCGCTCACATCCCCGGCGATTTTCGCACCGTTTTGGGATCGATCCACGACCCTGAAAAACGAGCGAGATTTCAAAAGGGTCTTGAAAACCGTATCAACAACCGACTGGCGGGAGCAACTGGCGAGAAGGTTCAGCCCGGCGGTATTTCCGAACAGATGACCGAGACGGCTAAGACCAAGGGTGAAGCCGAGGCGGCGCAGCCCAAGACGACGGCTGAACTACCCGACCATCAGCAAAAGCAGGTCGAGTTCATTCAGAAAATCATGGGCGGGTGGAATCCGCTGGAGGGCATTACCGGACCCGGTAAAGAGGGCAAGGACAGTTGGAACCCGCTCGGCATGACGTCGGACCAGCGGCGCAACCTCATGGTGACCGGTCTCGCGATGATGGGCGGCGATCCGCTTGGCATGCGGGCGGCGGGCGCCGGCGTGAGCGGCTTGCAGGCGGGCCAGCAGATGCAGATGAACGAGCAGAGCATGGGCGTGCAACGCGCCAAGCTGGCTCTTGAAGCGATGAACCAGCCGAAATTCCAGCCAGCCCACTGGACGGACCTTGCGGGCGTGCTGCACGCGGGCTCGATGGACGTTCATACGGGCGCAATTACCGAGGCGGGCCAGACCGCGCCCGTAGCGCCGGGTTCTATAGCGCCGGGCTCCGTGCAGACCTCCGGCGCAGCCGGATCGGTTCAACCGATCGGAGAGCCGATGGTTGACCGGATGTTCCAACAGTACCCAGGCATGCGCGACGAGGCCCTAGGCATCCTCGACGGCTCGAAAAAGATAGAGTCGGTCCCGGCGCGACAGCGCGCGGGTATGGAGGAGGCGGTTCGCGCCGTCGCGAGGCAGCGCGGCGAGACTTACGACCCCCAGACGCTCGCCTATAAGTCTAAATTCCGTGAGGAATACAATAGCGGTAAATCTCCTGAAGGTAAGATAAGGCAGTCTCTTGAAGCTGGTACGACCCATCTTGGGGACCTCCAGGAACTTAATAAGGTTCTTCCTGATCATAGCCGGTTTATGGCCGAGAATTTTTATGGTCCTAAGGAAGAGAAGTTTGGCCACGATAAAAACCGTGAGGCATGGAAGACCATGACGCACGGTCTCGCGGGCGAGTTGGCCAAACTGGAGGGCGGTGGTCAGGGATCGGACACCGACCGTAAAAAGTGGGAAGACGCGCTGAGCCCCGATCAGCCAAGAGAGAAGCGCGCCGCATCGCTCGCCGCCGCCGTGCGTCTGATGCACGGTAACCTGCAAGGGCTCGAACAGCAGTGGGACACCAATATCGGGAAGACCTGGAAAAAGCCCGACGTCCTTTCAGAGCGTTCTCGCGGCACCATCGAGAAGGCGAACCAGACGTTCTTCGGGAATATCGCCGAGAAATCCGGAGGCCAGCAGCCTCTTAAACCAATGCTCGTAGAGCGTGACGACGCGGTGAATAGCATTATGCGAGCGAAACAGGCGGGCCGCGCCGACCTTGTGCCGCTCATCATCGAGCGCGCGCGTCAGCGCGGCGTTCAAGGGCTGGAGGTCCTGCAATAATGGCGAGCGCTTACGATGATCTGTTCCAATCGCCTCCGCCGGGCGCCGGGAACACGCAAACAGCGGCGCTCTCTTCCGGCGCGGGAGGAGCCTACGAGGACCTATTCGCCGCGCCGGGGGCGGACGGTAACCGGACGACGCCCTCTATCCGCCGCCCAACGGAGGAGGCTCCGCCTCAAGCGGACATGTGGTCGAGCAAGCTGGGCCGGTTCGCCCTCGGCGCGGCTGAGCCTGTCGTGGGAACGGCGCAACTCGCATCCCATCTCCTCCCGTTCGGCTCCGAAACGATGGACTGGGCGGCTAAGGCTCTTGAAGAGAAATACCAGCGCGCCCGGACAGGGGCGGGTATTGCGCCGGAAGACTGGGATTACTCGGCGGGGCTCGGCAATCTCGCCGCATCGGCCGTACCGGTAGCGCGCGCAGCCCGGCTCGTCACCGCAGCCCCAACGGCTCTCGGTATGCTCGGCCGGGGCGCGGTGACCGGCGCGACGGCGGCCGGCATGGAGCCGGTGAAGGACACACGCGAGGGATATTGGGGGCAGAAGGGCGAGAACGTCGCCCTCGGCACGGCGGCGGGCGCGGGGCTTGGGCTTGTGGGTGAGACGGCGGCGCGCGTGGCGTTGCCGGTGATCGATGAGAAAGCCCGCTGGCTGGCGGATCGCGGCGTGCGCACCACCATCGGCCAGACGATAGGCGGCTGGGCCAAGCGCGCCGAGGACGTCGCACAGTCGTTTCCATTCGTTGGGCAGACTATTCGCGATAAGCGCGAACAGGCGATGCGAGACGCATGGCGCGGCATGGGCGAGGAAACGGCGGGGCTCGTCGGCGAGACAATCCCAAAGGAAATGCCAGCCGAAGATATCCTGAAACACCTGGGCGGCATGGGAGCCGACGCCAATGCGGCGGCAGGTCAGACGCCCGGTGGCATACTTGGTCAAAAATTCGATGAGGCGTATCAGCCCGCCGCCCTCTTGCCGCAAGGGCCATCCGGCGTCGGGACAAAAACATTTTCAAGGGTGAAAACTGAACTGAAAGCGCAGGCGAGACGTGCTCTCACCGAATCTGAGTTCGAGTCATTTGAAAAGAAAGTCGGAACGCACGTCGATAGCGTGATCACTAAAGCCGCGCACCCAAGCCGGGGTGGAAAAGGCGCTCCTATCGCAGGTAAAGACTTGCAGCAGATGATCACCGATTTGAAGGGGCTAGAGACTTCAGCTTATAACGCGGGATCAAATACCGAACGTAATCTTGCGCCTTGGTTTACCAAATACCGGGAAGCAATCGAGAACGCAACCGATGTAAACACGCCAGGGTTCAAAGCGAAACTCAGCGCCGCCAGCGATGCGTGGTCAAACTTCACTCGCATGCAGAAGGCGGCCGGGACCTCGGCGGCCATCGGCCACGAGAATGTGCCGACCATGACGCAATTCGCTTCAGCGGTGGCGCATCTCGACCCATCGACCCGGAACCGGCTGACGAGCACTGGTCGTTCTCCGCTTCAGGAATGGCCAGAACACGGTAAGGCGGTGCTCCCCGCCAAGGTCGCCGACTCCGGTACTCCAGAGCGTGGGTTCTGGACCGGCCTTGGTGCGGCGGCGACGACTGGCGTCATTCCGCATACGGCTATCCCTGCATTGGCTGGAATCGGCATCGGGGTTCCCGCGCTCTACACGGACGCCGCTCAGAACCTCGTCCGCCGGTATCTGCTCTCGCGCACGGCGCCGCAACAGTGGGCGGCCCGCAACATCCGCGCGGCCGCGCCGTGGGCGAGTTCGGTCGCCGGTCGCGACGTCGCCGACAGCCAGCAGCCATAAAAGGAACTCGCTATGCCGACAACAGCCAACAAGGGTTACAGCGTCCCGACACCGGGGACCGAAATCGGGACGTGGGGCGCCGACCTCAACGCGAACACGTTCACCACAATCGACACCAACTTGGGCGGCGTCGTCACGGTCACGCTATCGAACGCGAACGTCACCCTGACCGCTCCACAGGCCCAGAATTTATGCGTTCGCTTGATAGGGACCTTGACGGCGAACGTCGTTTTGACTGCGGCTTATCTCGGAATGATGATTATCGACAACGTCACGACGGGAGACTTCAATGTGACGTTGTCGAATGGGTTTAGTGCGACGGCTAACGTTCCGCAGGGGCAGGCGAGTCTGTATGTCGCCGATGCTGTACACGGCGTGCGTACAGTGGGGCAGGATGTCCCGAGGGGTTCGGCGACGGTATGGAACCAGACGGCCGCGCCTGTCGGCTGGACCAAAAGTCTTACCCGGAACGATATGGCGTTGCGTGTCGTCAACGGGACGGTAGGCGTCGGCGGCACGACGGCGTTTTCAACAGTTTTCGCCCCAAGATATATCTCGGTCGCTAATATGCCCGCCCATAATCACGGGGTTAACGATCCTGGACATGTTCATTCTTACAGTCACTATAACTATTTTACAGGCGGCGCCGGTGGTACTGGCGTGTGGATAGGAGACGTTGCGGCTAATACTGTATCGGCTCTTACGGGAATCAGCATCCAGAATAACGGCAGCGGAACCGCAATGGACTTCTCCGTGGCATATGTGGATGTTATTCTAGCGATCCGTAATTAAAAATGAGGTCCAGCATGAGACGGAACATCCCGGACGGTCCAGACGATCTGGACTGCCCGCTTCATCGCACCCCTATGAGCACTGTCTGCAAACGCTGTCCATGGTGGGCGCAGGTTCGCGGCATGAACCCCAACACCGGGGCCGAGGTGGACGAGTGGAGCTGCGCCGTTGGGCTACTTCCGATGCTGCTTGTGAACGCGGCGCAAGAGACGCGCCAGGGCGCGGCGGCGACCGAGAGCTTCCGCAATGAGTTCGTGAAGCTATCCATGGCGCAGATTATGACAGCGGAGCCAAGATCAGCGCCGGTCCATGAATTATCTCCCCCAAAGCCGAGCAAGTTCCTTCCAAGCCCGACCTGACATAAGGATGCGTCATGAGCGCTAACTTGACCTTCCTGTTCAACCGGGAAGACTATAACCACTTGGCCGCCGCCGCATTGCCGACGAACGCGACAAAGGCAGACAAGATCATGCACCGCGCCCGCGAGCTTCTCGCCTTCAAGGATCGGTATGTAGGCGCGCAAACTCGCACCGGCATACCGGCGCTTTGGTACGCGGTGATTAATGAAAGGGAGTCGGGGAGCGACTTTGGGACGTATCTCGGCAATGGGCAGTCGCTGCGCCGGGTGACGACTTTGGTTCCCGCCGGACGGGGGCCGTGGAAGACCTGGGAGGATGGCGCGGCCGACGCGACCACATACGATCATGTGGGGCGTCCGGGTCCCGACGGCTGGACGTGGGCATGGTTCCTGTTCAAATGCGAGGGGTGGAACGGCTTCGGCCCCAGGCTTCACGGACGCCATACCGGCTACCTGTGGTCAGGGACTCAGGTCTATGACACAGGACCCGGCGGCGGTGGAAAGTACGTGTCGGACGGCGTGTGGGACCCCAGCGCGCATGACACGCAGCTCGGCGTTTATCCGCTCGCTCGCGCTCTCGTGGAACTCGATCCATCGCTTGACCTTATTGGACCCGACCCGTTCACCACATCTTGGTCCGGAGTTCCGGCAGTGGCGCCGCCTGTTGTATCGGCGCTGGAGCCCCAGAATGAAAAACTGGCCGGAGTCCGGTGGATTCAAGATTCCTTGAATAAAATCCAGAGTTCCGGGCTGATAGTCGATGGTTCATACGGCCGTCACACTCGCGCCGCCATCCGCAAATTTCAGGAAGTTAGCAGCATTGCTGTCGATGGGCAGGCCGGAAACGAAACTTGCTCGGCCATTGACGCGGCGCTGGTCCGCATGTCAAAATCTTCGAACATTTCTAAGTCTCCCGCCGATGCAGCTCCAGTCATTAGTTCTCATAAAGGCCGGTCTATGGATTTGAACTCAATCATTAACCTCGCTCAGTTGGTGGCGCCTAAGTTCGTCCCGGCGCTGGGCGCGGTTAACCCCCTTCTGCCTGTCGCGATCAACGTGCTTGGCGAAGCCCTCGGGGCTGTCGGACCTCACACCCTCGACAGCGTGTCGGCGTCCGCCTCCAACAAAGCTGCGGACGAGGTCGCCATGGCGATCAAGACGGCTTCCGAGGCATACGCCAAACACATCGAGACCGCTGCGGCCTCGCATGCACCGGTAACCCAGGCGCCGGTAACCCAGGCACCGGTAACCCACGCGCCGGCTATGACAACGACAACAAGCATGTCGACGTCAACAACGACATCTCCGCCAAGCACGGGCGGTCTCTACGTCGACCGCCTGTCCAGCGGCGCCATGCAGATCGCTCTCGCTATCGGCTCCGCCCTGCTCGGCTCCGGGCTCCTCGACCCGAACGGCCCGCTCTCCGGCGTCCTCCATGCCTACCCGCTCGCGGGTGCATTGCTCGCCGTCGTGAGCTGGTTCATCCATGATCGCATGGTTAAGGCATCGAACGACGCCACAGCCGCTACGACTGAGCCTGCCAAGTAAAAACATGCGCCCGGCGTTATTCCTTAACGCCGGGCGGCGCTCTCAAATTAAACAAATCGCGGAACCGCAACCGTTATGGTAAAAAAGCCTCCTGTGAATGGTTCCAACGGCAAAAGCGAGCGCCCAGTGCATGAGCGTATTTCCCGCCTTGAAGATCACTACGAGCTTCTGACAAACCGCCTTGGCGGCGTTGAAAATAAGATGGACAAAGTCTTGGACATCTTAGGGCAGCAACGCGCCAAACAACTCCCTCCGATTCAAACGATTCTGACCACCGCTGCAATTTCGATGGGGATCGTATCGACGCTGTTAGGAGGTTTTTTTTGGTTAGTCGACGCCAGAGTTGGATCAGCCGTTGCGAACAGCGACAAATTCGTGAACCAGATGACGGACAAGGGGGGGATTTGGGTCACGC